GGACAACTTTATGTTGGAACTGGATATCGTGTCCTGCATGGAAGTATGCAAGAACTGATCAACAAAGTTGATGGAGTTCTTCTCAGAAGTGATGATCCTTTTAGAGGTGTATAGAACTGATGCAACTGAATCTACATGATGCGACATATGCGGCAGATCAGTTCATCGATTACTTCTCCAACATGGGACGCATTGATGAATATCTCCGTAATGTAAAACTTGACAGGATGTCTCAGATGCCAACGTATCTCCCTGGATGTGGTCCAGAGGATGATATGTTCGATTCCTTTGACATGCATCCACAAGACATGGACTTCAAGGTCTATGCTGCAGGAGAGAAAGATAGTTTTACGAATGAATATTATAACGAGAGACTACAGATCACAACGTCTCACTCGATCGAAGACTCAATTCCTGGAAAGAGTCTGAAGTGGATCGTTGTAGAAACTAACACCAAGAAGATTGTTGGTTTCGTTCGATTTGGTTCTCCTACAATCAACTCCAAACCACGCAATGAGTGGCTTGGTATGACCCCAGAGTTGTCTCGTTTCAACAGACACTCGATCATGGGGTTCATTATTGTGCCTACACAACCATTTGGTTTCAACTATTTGGGTGGAAAACTTCTTGCACTCTTGTGTTGTTCCCATGAAGCTAGAGAGAAGATCAACAGTAAATACAACTCTGACATCTGTCTGTTTGAGACAACCTCTCTGTACGGGTCTACAAAGTCCTCCTCACAGTATGACGGACTCAAACCCTATCTGAGGTACAAAGGACTCACTCAGAGTGATTTCACGCCTCTCCTGCATGACAACGTGTTCAAAGATCTGAATAAGTGGTTCATCACACGCAACAACGATCAGATGTTGGTGAAGGAGGATGCATCCAGTCGCAAACTCAAGACACAACAGAGAATGATTGCGGTGATTCAAAAGAGTCTTCAAGGTGAAAAACTAGAAGACTTCAAGGCTGCGATTGCCAATGCAAAGTCTCTGACTGAGAAGAAACGTACTTACTTCAGTGATTATGGTTTCTCCAATTCACGCGAAGTGATTCGTGGTGACACTAATAAGTTGATCGAAAATCCAATCAACTATGACAAGTTTTATATGGAGAACTTGATCAAGTGGTGGAAGAACAAAGCTTCAAAACGATACGACAGTTTGAAGTCTGAAGGGAAACTTCGCACAGAACTTGAGGTGTGGAGTAAAGACATGGACATTGACATTATCCGATGAAGTGTGAAGTAAGTATGTACAAGGCAGGTGTTGTTTTCAAGGAACAATACGTTGCTAAAGATTATCAGGATGCTCGTAAGATTGCGCTTGCTCGTAATCCTGGCGTCACAATTGTTAGTGTTACTGCTGTATTTAAATAATGGAACTCAAAGATTGGCTCAACTCTATCAACATCAACAAAGAGAATTTGATTGATGAAGATCCTCTGATTGAAAAGGATTATCCTCCTTACATTATCAATCGTTGTCTCTCTGGACACTTGGATTGCATCATGTTTGTGAATGAACTCAACAAGAGTCCAAACCTTGCAAAAAAGTTACAATATGACTTTCTTCTAAATAGTCTCAGGAAACGGAAGAGATTCTCTCCGTGGCTCCGCAAAGATCAGATTAAAGACCTTGACCTTGTAAAACGTTATTATGGTTATAGTAATGAAAAAGCCAAACAAGTCTTGAATATTCTGACTACAGAACAACTTTCACATATTAGAGATCGACTTGAGACTGGAGGTAAAAGATGAGCGCTATTGTTGAACCTGAAATTAGATGGTCCCCCGACCAGATGATTGAGGTGACATTGAATGAACCAGATGATTTTCTCAAGGTTCGTGAGACGCTGACACGTATTGGAGTTGCATCGAGAAAGGAGAAGAAACTCTATCAGAGTTGCCATATCCTGCACAAACAGGGTAAGTATTTCATCGTTCACTTTAAGGAACTGTTTGCTCTTGACGGCAAGAGAGCCAACATCACTGTGAATGATGTTCAGAGACGTAACCGTATTATTCAACTTCTCCTTGACTGGGGATTGATTACCGTTGTTGATACAACAAAGGTGACTGACATCGCACCTTTGAATCAGATCAAAGTTCTTGCTTACAAAGAGAAGAATGAGTGGGAACTTGAAACTAAATATAACATTGGTAAGAGAAAGAAACCAGAAGGTGAATAAATAAACGTGAGACCTTTCGTGCGGTCTCTACGAAAGTCGGAACACCATATAGAGAGGTACGGTTATCACCCGTGCCTCTTTTTTAATGTTCTGGTTAAATAGTATTGGATGCCTTCGGGGTCCACACAACACAAACTCGCTTTCAAAGGAGCTAAGAATCATGGGAAACCTTGCTAGGTTCCACACTGCAGACCTGCCTGCCTTGTTGGATCGTATAAATAAAAACAGCATTGGTGTGGATGAGTACATCAATCGTCTCTTCGAGCTGCAAAATGAGACGACCAGTTACCCTCCATACAACCTAGTCCAGTTAAGCAACGTAGAATCTAGACTAGAGATTGCTCTCGCAGGATTTAAAAAAGAAGAAATCAATGTCTACACTGAGTACGGAAAGCTCTTTGTCGATGGAAAAAAAGACGACAAAGAAGAACAAACAAGTTACGTCCACAGAGGATTGGCTCAGAGATCTTTCACCAGATCTTGGACCCTCTCAGATGAAACGGAAGTTAGATCAGTTGTATTTGAGAATGGGCTTCTAACCATTTCTCTTGCAAAGGTTGTTCCAGATCATCACGCACGTAGGGATTTCGATCTCTAAATAATTTCGCCTGCGTGCCATGCATTGGCCACTTGACTTCGGTCAGGTGGCCTTTTATAATGTCTACGAAGAGTAACTATCAAATGGCTGTTAAACTTGTTGTACTGAAATCTGACGAACACCTGATTGCAGACGTGAAGGAGATTCGCAATCAATCAGACGATGTTGTTGGATATTATTTTAATGATCCTCTCATTCTAGATCTCTACTCCACCGAAGAAGAATCTCTTCTGTTGGAAGATCAAAAAGAAGAAGGAAAGACGAACGAACTTCAATCCAAGGTAGGTATCACCTTTTACCCTTGGATTCCTCTGGCTGCGGAACGTAATATCCCGTGTTCTGCCGATTGGGTTGTGACTATTGTCGAACCACGGGATAATCTCAAGACACTCTATGAAGGAAGAAAGAATGGAAAACAAGATGATCAAGGTTCTGTTGTTATCAACGAATGAACTGATAATTTCTGAGATCGAAGAGGTCACAGCTGAACTCGGTGATCCGAATTGCAAACTCATCAAACCCTATGTTATTGTGGGAGACGAGTTGACTCCTTGGATGAAGGAATGCACGGATCAGGATACGATGATGATCTATTCTGATAAAATATTGACACTTGTTGACCCCAACAAAAAATACTTGAATCTGTATCAGGAAATCCTTAAGTGAATTTTTACACCAACGTACAACTTATCGGTAATCAGTTCCTTGTTCGTGGATATGAAAACGGTAAATATGTGATGAAACGTGAGGAGTGGAAACCCACTCTGTTTGTGCCATCGAAAAGGAAGAGTGAGTATCGCACCCTAGAGGGTGAGTACGTTGAGGCTATTCAACCTGGATTTGTCAGAGACTGTCGTGAGTTCTATGACAAATACAAAGAGGTAGAGAACTTTCGTATCTATGGAAACGAAAGGTATGTGTATCAATATATCTCAGACAACTATCCTCAAGAACATCTAGAGTTTGATATCCGCAAGATCAAACTGTATACAATTGATATTGAGACCAAATCTGAAGAGGGATTTCCTGACGTTGAGAGTGCCAATGAAGAGGTTCTTCTGATCACTCTGCAGGACTTCAATACCAAACAGATCACCACCTGGGGCGTAGGGCCTTTCAATAACAAACAGGACAATGTGAACTATCTGCAGTTTGCGGATGAACACTCCATGTTGTCTGCATTCATCAACTGGTGGATGGAGTACACTCCTGATGTGGTGACAGGGTGGAACTGTGAGTTCTTTGACCTGCCATACCTTGCAGGGCGCATCAGTCGCATCCTGGGTGAGAAGTTGATGAAGAGACTGTCTCCGTGGGGTCTGGTGACGCAGACAGAGATGTTTGTGCAGGGTCGCAAGAACCACTGTGTGGACATCGGTGGCGTGTCTATCTTGGACTACATGCGTCTGTATCGGTGGTCTCCTGGTACGCCTAACCAGGAATCATTCCGACTGGATTACATCGCACAACAGGAACTGGGTCAACAGAAACTCGACCACAGTGAGTTTGATACCTTCAAAGACTTCTACACTCATGGGTGGCAGAAGTTTGTTGAATACAACATCATTGACGTGGAATTGGTTGACAGACTGGAGGATAAACTTAAACTGATTGAGTTGGCATTGACTATGGCGTATGACGCCAAGGTGAATTACCAAGACATTTTCTTTCAAGTCCGACTGTGGGACTGCATCATTTATAACTATTTGAAGAGAAAGAACATTGTCATTCCTCCTAAGGAAAGATCTGATAAAGACTCTAAGTATGCGGGGGCGTATGTCAAGGAACCGATTCCAGGAAAGTATGATTGGGT